CGGTACCATCTTCTTGTACAGTAAGCTGTAACGAGAAATCTGATCCCTGATCGATTTTTATGTTGTAAGTGCCTGCACTCATGGTTATTTCTTATACCTCCAATGAATTAATTATACCAAAAAATCACACCTGATGTCAAGTATTATTTTTGCAATGTGAAATCATATGCTGTTATACTTTAGGTAAAATGATTAAGAAGGCTCTGTTGGCCAAATAATGTTATTTAAATCTGTAATATTAGATTGAGCAGAAGGTAAATCTCTTAAAGTTTGTCTATAAGTTGCCCACTCCGCTTTTTTAGAGTCTGATAAAGGGGAGTCTGACATTTGTGTCCAATCTGATTCTTGTAGTAAAGAATTTCGTAAATCTCTTACAATATCTAAAATATTATCTGTTCTTGTTACAGCTGAGCCGTCGGTTATAACAAACTCATTAGAAGGATAAGAACCTTCTATAATACTTTCCCCTTCTTGTAGACCCACTTCATCAATTGGTGTTGCTGTTGTAGTGCTATATAAAATTTCACCTGTAGATGTTTTGTAAATAGTAAATGTATTCATTATCTTGTATTATCCATCATTACATTCAAAGATAGTTGTGTATGATTGTAACCGCCTGAGAAATAAACTCTCCAGTAAACTGTTGATTGTGAAGCACTTAAAGTTGTTATCTGACCTGTGTAAACATAGGTATAACCCCTATAAGTTCCAGCACTCCAAGAGATATTGGTATTACCATTAGCATTAACCCATGTAGAATTGTCTAAAGAATATTGCACTCTACCACCACTTACATCACCAAGCACCCCTGAAAATATTGCTACATAACCAGCATTATCTCTCACTTGAGTAATTGTTACTGGTACAAATGCAGCATTGCTTCCTGTGTAAGTTCCTGTTCTTTGTACATAAGCCTGACCATCTCTACCCAAAGGAAACTTTGTTCCTGCTGTTACGTGACTTACAATGGTTGAACTTACATTATCAAAACTCTTAACATTCAAAGTATCTACATCAATACGATCTGAATTTACAGTTCCAGTAGTTATTACTCCACCTGATATACTAGTAACATTACTATTAACTTGACCACCGTCAATATAACCTGAATTATTTGTTAGAGTCGAAACGTTATCTCCTTGTACTACAATATTACCCGCTGTAATAATTGTAGAAGCTGAAACAGCCCCTGTAGCTCCTGCAACTGACTGTACGGGGGCGGCAGCAGCAGCTTGTGATGTATTTACATAACCTGAATTATTTGTTAATGAAGATATATTATCGCCAGATACAATAATACTTCCTGTTGAAATAATATCACTGACATTTAATCTAGCTGTATTTACAGTTCCAGTAGTTATTACTCCACCTGATATACTAGTAACATTACTATTAACTTGACCACCGTTAATATAACCTGAATTATTTGTTAATGAAGATACATTATCACCAGATACAATAATACTTCCTGTCGAAATAATATCATTAACATTTAATCGATTAGTATTTACAGTTCCAGTTGTAATATTACCACCATCAATAGTTGTAGTACCAGAGGAACCAAAAGATAAAGAATTACCACTACCATCATCTATTGAATCTGTTCCAGTAAAAGTTACGAGCCCAGTAAATCCTATTCCTTGCACAGAAGATGAAAAACTTAAATTACTTCCTGAGGATGTGTCTCCACCTGCTGTATTTTCTTCAGCATTAAAATATGAATACCAATATTTATTTGTATTTCCAGCAGCAAAAGTCGGTGGAGTTGTTGCCCAACCACTTGTTAAACCTGAAAAACTATTCGTACTAAATGTATAGCTTGTTGCAGAAGGTGTTGCAGGTGCACTTGCTGAACTTGTTTGAAAATATACAAAATGTGTTAATGTTTTTGGACCGTTTGCTCCGTCTGCTCCTACTATTCCTGCTGTTATTCCATATATAACATTTATAGAGTAAATTGTTCCTGCACTTGTTGTAACTTTTGCAATAATAGAGTCTTTTGAGATATCAGGTTTATAACTTTGTTTATAAATATCGTCTCCACTATAAGCTTGTTGAGAGACAAGATCAATAAACATAAGTGTATCACTTTCAATTGACTGTACTCTTGCATATGTTGCTTGAGCTGCTGTACCATTATCAAGTTTTACTAAATCTCCAGAAGCAAAATCACTTGTAAAAGTTGTACTTGTTCCATCAATTTGATTTGAAAATTGAGTAACAGTTATTGTTCCACTTGCTTGTGTAAGTCCATTATTAGATGCTCCAACTTCTGCATAATATTCTACAGCAGGGCTTACATTTGAGTCTGAAATTAATTCTACTGCTTTTAAATGATCAGAAGTTGCATCTCCATCAAACAATAGAAAAGCTGTTGCGCTTGCTCCCATACCTGCAAATGACTGCTGATAATTTCCAGTTCCAGTTCCAGAGAATATATACTCTGTTCCATCTACTCCTATAAAGTTATAAGTTGATGAACCAATTTCTAGTAATCCTGTACTTGAATTAATTGAGATATCTGAATTGAGCTGTCCTCCGACAGGTATTTGAGATTTATTAAATCCTGAAATAGAAGGAATTTCATTTTTTCCGACTTCTACTTTTCTTACAATCCATCGAGAATAAGTGTTTATCGTTGTAATTGTTCGTATATGTATTTCATATACTCCAACTTTTACATTTTCAAATATAAAACTTTGATCTTCTCCATTTGTAATTATATTTTTAAAGCCTCCATTAAAACTGTGTTTTAATTCAAATCCTGCTATATTTTTATATTTTAATCCGTTTCCTGTAACTGGAGCGTTCCAACTAACTGTTACTTGAGCTCCACCAGAAGTTACAATGTCTACAGTTTCTCCTAAATCTGGAGATTCAGAATTCATTGGTTCTACTTTTGCTACTATATTTGTAGGAGCTGGTATTATATCATCTCTATCAGGGTTTGTATCTATTGGTGCACTATATAATGTGTACCCTCTATCTACTGCTGCAAACTTTCCTTTTGCAAATTCTGCAGCCACTACTTGTACCTTTTGATCTTTTTCTTCTTTTATAGAAATAACTTTAAATTCTTTTGTTGTTCCAGTTTTTGGAGTACCATCAGTATTAAATACTTGAAGTGCCCAAATTACTTCTGCATCTGGAACAGAACTGAACGCAGAAGATACTGTTAAACTAGAAACATTTCCAGCGCTTGTAGATATATTCTGTTTTTCAACTCTTACGTTTTCTGACCAAAAGTTAAGTACTCGATCTCCATTATCGTCTTTTAAGTTTGCTGCTTCTTCTTGAGTATCAAGTGCAGTACCGTCTTGATTTTCTAATAGTAAATCGCCTTTATAATAAGTTACTGTGTTAATAACTGCGACTTCTTGTTCAAGATAACATCCTCCTTCAGGGTATATAAGTAATAATTGAGGAGGAAAAGCTGCTGCATATGACGGCAGTGTTATTGTTCTATCTAGTGGAATTATTGTAGTGGTTTTTGTGCCAGTATTTGATACTCTTCCAGAATAAGAATATCCATCTTTATCTGCATCCTGTACACCAATTATATCTCCAGGTTTTAATCCTATAGCATTTAGTCCCGTTACAAAGCTAACTGTTTCTTTTTCTAATTGTGCTGATAATAGTTTCCATTTACCATATCTATGTGCTTGTGCACGAGAAGTACATCCAAAAGCAACAGAAGATTCTCGTACAAGTCTATTTGTACTTAATATATTTTGATGATCTTCTACATATTCAATTGCCTGTCGATAGTTATCTTTTGGGTCGTTCCATGTTACTTTTACTTGATTTGTTCGTACTCTATCTCCTGTACCTTCGTATGTAAATACACCATTTTCAACATTTCCTTTTGTAAAAGTATAAACAATTTCTTTTGGTCTATCAGCAATCGCTACAATTTCTCCATCTGACCAAAGTACCATTCCTCTAAATATACTTGCAATATCTCGTAATACTTTTGTTGCTTCTGCAGTTTTATCTAAGTATAGATTAGTTGTGAATCGAGGTTCTAGTCCGCCTTCTCCGTCTGATACAAGTTCATCACAATATTTTGCAATTTCAAAAAGTGAATATTTATCTATAAGAGATTTGTCAACAAATTGTCCTACTCCATAACGATTGTTTGTAAGAATATCATAAAATACCCAAGCTGGATTATTACAATATACTAAATCTCTATTTGGATGTCCTTCTGCCCATGTATCTCTATCTCCTCGAAATGCTCCATTCCAAGTTTGATAAGAAGCTTCTTCTGATACAGTATAATTAGGTGCAGAGCCTCCAACTAATCGTGTATATTTTGCAGTGCCATCTGAACTTTCATCTCTTGTTAAATAGTTAGTAGGAACTTGAATTAATTTTCCTTTTAATTTATATGCTCTGCTTGGCAAACCTCCAGAAAAATCTTTTGCATTAAATACATTTGCTGCATAAGCGGCGTATGGATATGATAACCTATCTTTTGTTATATTCTCTACTGTTTTTAGGTATGAAGCATTTTTGTGTTGAAAACTACCATCTTTAAAATCTTCGTCTGTTATTCTTCGTATACGTACTCTATAGTTTGTAAAAGGTTGGAATTGTTCAACATTCATTACAAATTCTTCAATAAATTCTGAGTATTGTCCATTTCTTGGTTTTACATAGCCATTACTAGGTATAAAGGTATTATTTACACCATATGTAACATTGTTTCCCCATTCAGGAGTTCTTGAAAGAATTGTTGAATTTGAAGGTCCGAAAGCTAAAGCACTAGTATAGTTTAGACCGTCTGAAGTATATTCAAAGAACATTTGAAACTCAACAAAACTTGGTCCTTTTGCACCTGAGTTTTTAAACGCATGACACTCAGGAAAACTAAAAGTAAGATGAACTTCATCTACTTCTTCAGGATTCGAAACGCCCATTGCTGCAGCAGTTAATACTGTATCTGATGCAGATCCTTGTCCATTATTTCCTGGCTCATCTATTCCGTTTTTTACACCCCCATCTGTTCCATTATAATTAGTACCTAAACTGGATAAACCTGAAACGTTTGCTAAATCTGCTTGTCTTATTTGTATATTTGCATCATATACTGTGCTTGATGATCCTGTAAACCCAGGAACTAATAAAGGGCTTTGTAAAGCTTCTCCTGTTCTCATTCCAAAAGAAACATGAGAAAAATTTGCTAATTGTGCTGAATCATCTAGAGAAGGTCCACTTACTACGCAGATTGCTCCTGTAGTAGAAGTAGGAGTTGCAACTGCTAAAGTTGCTGTATTTCCTGAAATTGAACTTAATGTTGTTACGTGATCTTGTACAATGTTTGCACTTGAGACTGTTGTAAAAGCACGAATAGTTAATTCTGCACTTGTTGTACTTATGATTTTCTTAATACCACATACAAGATCTTGACCGCCAGGTCCTGCTCCTGTAATACGAATATAAACTGGTAGTCCTTTTCCTTGATTATCTATAAGTGCTTGAGTAAAGAAACTAGAAGAAGTTGTAACTTTTGCAGAACCTGCCGCAATACTTGCTATACCTGTTCCTTTTGTTCCTGCTCCAACGATAGAAATTATTCTTCCACCAATACCAAGACCGGTTTTATTATTATAGCTAAGAGTACGAATAGTTCCCAATTCAGTTGCAGTTATAGAAGTACTACTTGCTGTTGTGTTTGCTGTAAATTTACGAGGTTTTAAAATATCATTGTTTACTGAATCAACTAAGGGAACATCATTATAGTAAACTGATGAAATATCATTTACTAGACCAGCAATTGGTCCTTCTGCTAATAAATCGTAGACAATAGCTGTTTGTTCCTTATTTGGATCTTTTAAATCAACTGAGCTTTTTGTGCCAAAAGCTCTTGTACTGTATTTTGCTGAATTATCTGCCATCTTATTTTGCCTGTTCGAACATGTCGTCTGGTAGCGGAGTTTTTACGAGTCCGCTGCTTGGGGTTGTTATATAGTCCATTACTTGATCAAAAGTATTATTTCCTGCTCCTACCCATCCTGAAGAAGGTTGATTTGACATTGCTCCAGAATTTGAGGTACTAAAGTTTGTGTATACACCACTATAAGGATTTGATCCTATTCTTGAATTTTGTGAATCTGTACCATCAATAATATGAATTCCTTTTGTATATCCTGTTCTTACTCCTGGTGTATATCCTTGATAAATTGGTGCGCCTCCGATTGTAAGTTCTCCATAAAGAAGTGGAACAGGTTGTCCCTGTTCAATGTGATTTTCGGCTCCATTAAAAAGATACGAAGGATCATCTGTTGTTCTATCTGGATCTGGTGCTGACATTTCTGCGAGTCCCATAAGTGCTAGATTTGTTCCAAGCATCATTACTGCTGAACCTGCTATGTTTAAAGTTGCTCCTGAAGCTAAAGCTGCCTGCGTAGAGGTTCCTAATATTGCTCCTGATCCACTAACAAATGCCATGCTTCCCGCACCGCTACCAGCAACTGCTCCTCCACTTGTAAGATGTACACCAAGTCCTGGCATAAAAAACAGTGCTGCTAATAGTAGTAATCCTGTAATTAGTTTTCCTAACCCTTTACCAGAACCCGCAGGTACTGGAGTAATAATGACTTCATCTCTTGCTACATTCAAGTATAATTCTGGAAACTCCTCGATAAGAGTATCTCCACTTTGTATAGAAAATTCAATATTTTTTAAATGACAGTCTAAAAGATATTCTTGTAATCCTTCAGTTTGAACATTGATACACTTTAGTATGTCGCGCATATTTGTATCGACGCACTCCCATTCAGAGCCGAATTTTTCTCCCATTTCTCCCATTAATTTAACGTGGGTCATAAATAAATTCTCCTTTCTCTGGGTACGATACAATTAAGTATGGTACGCCAAGACTTTTACATACATTTTTATCATGCTCACTTGGATAACAATCTGAGCCGTAGTGACTATGGACTACATATTTTATTTTTGAAATAATCGAGTATCGAACCCATTGTTTTGGGTCTATTGCAAAGTGCTCATTCTCAGAACTTTGATTTTCCAGAGGAATATATTTCAATTCATTCTCGATTTCAACAACAAGTCCACAAGCTTCTTTTGGACTTTCTTCTTCTACTTGCTTATAAATTTCAGGTAAAAGTTTATCTAAATTTTCTTGCACCAGGAAAGCCTCCAAAAGGTAAAGGTTTTTGACTATTTTTTGTTGTACTTCCTGTTGAAGACGAAGCTGTAGTCAATGGACTAAAGCCAAATCTACAAGCGCATGACGTTAGTCTTTTACCACATGAGTCTCCTCGTTGCCAATAACTATTAAACCCAGGTGCGGTATTTGCTCCTGAAGTTTGTGTTCGTGTTGCTTTCCAAAGGTGTGTTTTGCCACCGCTTGTATATACTACATAGTCATTATATCTATCTTCTGTATAAGCATAGTAGTTTGTACTTGCACTATATGTGTCATGTACTCTTATTCTATCAAAATTTCCATTTGTATCTGAAGGGGTTCCAGGACTACTTGCACTCGTTGTTGCCTGCCAATAATTATTAATTGTTCCTCCATTTGCAGCTGTATCTGCAGTGCCGTCTGCACTTAGTCTTTGTACACCCGTTGTTGCAAGGGTCGTCGTAGTTTTATAGTACGAATCTTTTGTTACTGCTCCGCTCGTATAAGTTGTAAAACTAGTGGTTGAAGGAATTACGTATTCATCGTCTTGTGTTACATAAACAGTATGAGTAACGTCTGTTCCACTACCGTTTGTCATTATAAGTTTTGATTCTTCTGACCAAGTACATCCACCAGTATCTGTGCTATTGTTTATTTTATTTGGAGAAGCTCCTTGATATACCCAAGAACAAGCATTATTTCCAATTACACGATAGGGAAGTACTAATCCTTCTACATCAAAAGGTGTTGTTAATTCAAAAGATATTTCTATTGCATTTAGTTGTTCGATTCTATCTATTATAAAAATTTGCCTTGGAAACTCTACTGGAGTATTGCCTGATCCTGTATCTGCTGAACCATCTTTTAAATATTTTCGTAAAGTTTTTCTTCTATATAATTTCTTTCCTATAAGATCATCAGGCTCTAAACTTCCGAGTGCATCTCCAAAAGTACTTAATATATTTGCAAAAGTAATAACAGGTCTTGCTGCTGCTCCTTTACTTTTTACTTCGAATCCTTCTGCCTGTACAGGAATGGCATCATATGTATTTAATTGACTATTGTTATCATAGTCATACATTTGTACGTTTGATAAATCTATATCTTCTCCACGAGTAAAATAGGCACGGCTTGAACCATCTTCATCAAGTGCTATTTCATATAATACAACTAAACCTGATTCTTCTTCAAGAGATTGTAGCTCTTTGATTGCAATTTTTTCCGTCATGCTTCGTAAACTCTCTTAAATGTTGCGGTCAAACTATAAAAATTATCATATGCCCAGGTTTGATTCCATTGAGAGCAAGTACACTTTATAGTTTCTGTGCTTGATCCTGCGTTACTATCTTCAAGATCGAATCGAAATTTAGTAACTCCTCCTAAAGATTCAAAGAAAGCTACAAGATCATCTATTTCTGCTTTTGGTCTAGTAGAAAAACTTACACTTATATTTTGCTCGAGATTATTGATTCCATCCGCAAGTCGTTGTTCATAGCCATCACCAAAAGTTATTGTATGAATTTTGGGCTTACTATCACGTTTTAGTCCTTTATCTGGTTGTACAGGTCCGCTAAATCCTGTGATATTTGATCCATCATTTTGCATTATTCCAAAAGCCATTTATTAACCCCCACCTAATACGCCGCCTGGACGTTTTTCTCTTTGCAATGTTTCCATAACTGCTGCTTGTATTGACATACCGAGTGCGTGTGCTTGCTCTGCGTTTCCTGTACTACTTGCATTTCCGCCTGCATCTATATTAATTGTTACATTATTTTGTCCTGCTCCGCTACCCATCATTTCTACAGGGATTCTTCTTCCGTCTGGTAAAGGTACTACAGCTTCATTATAGCGTCCTTCTCCAACCATTATTGTCGGAGAAGTTGCAATTCCACCAGTTCCAAAACGTTTTTGGCCTACTGCAGTATATCCTCCAGAAGCCATTCCTCGAACAGGGATAATACCTCCCTGTGCAAATCCTAAAAAGCCTGTTACAGATGCTGCCATTCTCATTGCGGCTATTTTTGCCATTTCTTGTAATACTAATGTTGCTAAAGATTTAAAAGCATCTTTTGCACTTGCAGAACCAGTTGCTATATCTTCAAACATTTTTTGTATTCCTTGTGAGAAAGTATTTTGTAGTTTTCCAGCAATTGTTATTGAATGTGCAAAGGCTGTCTCTTGTTCCTGTGCTACAGCTAGCTGTTTCTTTGCCATGTTAAATTGATGTTCATCTTCGATACTCATTTGCTTATTTAGTGCTAACTCATTTACTTTATTCTGTGCTTTTTCTCTTGCTATTCTTAAATCTTCTTTTTTTATATCTTCTTTTGCAAAAGTAGCTGCAGCTCCTGTTTTATATGCATTTGTTGCTCCTGCTAGCTTATTATCAAGGGCGTCCGTTTCTAACTGTCTTCGAGTATCTATTACTCCTTTTAAGCCTACTGCAAATCTATCCAGTGCTGCTGTCATATCGTCTAGTGATGTTCCTTCTGCTCTTGCTCCAAATACAGATTCATATATTTTTTGAACAACGCTTTCTTTATTATCACCTGTAAGTTTTATTGTTTGATCTAAATTGTTATAACTTGAAAGAAGTTCATCTAATGGATTTCGTTTACTAATTTTACCATATTGCTGTACAAATCCTGAAATAGTATTATTTATTTGTTTAAAAGCAGTATTTTGTGCGCCTGCCTTAGTAGTTACATTTTTAAGTCCATCTGTTAGTTTTTCTGTAGATATTTCGCCTTTTTCATACTGGCTAAATAAATCGGCAATTGTTGGGTTTATTCCTCCTAAATCTTTTCCATATTGAATTAAAGCACTTCGTTGTTTTTCTAGTTGTTCAGCGGTAAATGCATCCTCTCCTGTTCTGCTTTCCATTCCTTGAAGTCTTGCGGCTTGTCCTGCAATTCCTGAACTTGCTATAGTTGCTATATTTGCTTCGAATACTTGTCCTGCGGTTTGATCAAGTCCTTCTCTAGCAGATATCATTTCTTTGAACTCAGTATGTAGACTTTTTAATTTTTCTTGAGCAGATTCAAATTGATCTGCAAGTATTGAACCCGGTCTTTCTTTTTTTGCTTTATGTGCCATTTGTCCAATCATACCTTCTCCAGATTCAAGCTGTGATTCAATACTGGCTGCGATTCCTTCTAGTTTATCTTGTGCAAATTCTCCGCCTGCTTTGTAAAATTTACCTACAAGTGGAATTCCACTTAAAAAGTTTGCTAATTTTGCAATACCATTTCCTACCATTCGTATTGCGGATGCAAATCCTGCCATTACTTTATCAAAGTTTGCTGTTAAGGCTTTTAAACCATCCATTGCTAGTTGTATAAAACCAAATATAGCCACAGCTCTAAAAGCTAAATTAACAGCTCCTGCTGCACCCTTTGCAGCTAGTGCCATTCCTTTAAATGCTAATTTAACTCCTACTGCTGCTGATTGAAATGTCATTTTAATTCCAATCCCTACTTGCTTCATTCTAGTTCTAATAGTTACGCCAGTTCTACTACTTTCGATTTCCATTTGTTTCAATGAAGTTTTAAAGCTACGAACTCGTTTAATATCTTCCCCTGCAAAAATACCTGTTGTTATTTTTCCATGTTTTTTGTATTCTGCTTCTGCTTTTCTCAAAGCTCCTTTTAAACCACTCATTTGTTGTCGGGTCAAATTTTCCCCTTTCTTTAAAGCATTTATACCTGAGGATTTTAAAGCTGCAGCACTGTCAAAAGCTCCAGCCATATTTCTAGTTGCTTTTGTTCCTGCACCTTTTCTTAAACTTTGTAATTCTGCGCTCTTTGCTTTTAATCCTTCTACACTGGATCCCATCCCTGCAGCAAATTTCCCTATTCTACTATTATCTATTTTTTCAGAAAGTTCATCAAATGCTGGAAGCACTGATTTTAAAAGTGTAGATGCAAAAATAGCAAGTACTGCTACTGCCGATTTTATATTTTCAGTAAAGAATCCTGCAAGTACTTCTGCAATTGGAGTAATAAATTCCATTGCTTTATCTTTTAAGTCAATAAAAGTTGCAATTAATTTATTAAATTGGTTAACGGGAACAGCATCTCCTACTGCTCCATATTTTTCTTCTGATTGAGTTAAAACTTCATTTAAAACTGCTTGTGATTTTTCAAAAGTGGTTAAATCTTTTACAGATTTACCTATTGCTTGTGCATACTTTTTTGTAGCAGGTTCTAATCGTAGAATAATACCTAATTCATCGAGTAGTTCTGGTTCAGCTTTTGTAACACCTCGAACAAGACGATTAAAAGAATCTTCAAAATCTCTACCGAGTGCGGTTGATGCTCCTCTTGCTGCCGTTGCGATTGCTCCCATTTGATCTTCACTAAATCCAGCTGCTAACATTATCTGTGAAGATTGTGCTGCTTGTCTGAAGTCTAACTGATGCCCTGTTGCTTCTTGTAAATTTTTTGATAAACTTTTTACCATAACTCCAGAATTAGCAGCAAATGCTCTCATGCCTTCGTTTAATACACGAAAGTCTGCAGCTTGTTGTAATCCTCTGAATACAGCTCCTAATGCAAACATTTGGGCAGCTAAAGTAGCATACGCAGGCACAAGACCGCCACTGACTCCTTGAGCCATTTTTGAAAAGTTTTTTGTGGTATTGGAAGATGCTTGAGCAGCACCTTTTAAGCGTCTATCAACGGTACGGGCAGATTTACCTGTATTGTCTAACTGCTTACCTAAAGCTTTTGCTTGTTTTTTAGTAAGAGTTAATTCTTTACCATCAACGTTGATTTTTATTTTGACTTCGTTTTTTGCCATTATCTTTTCTTAATATTTGCTGAGGATATGTGAGTATTCTTTCCTTTGTTCTCACGAGCTTTTCTTTGTCGCTCTAAATCCTTATTCAATTTCATTGCGTATCTTGCTTCTATATTCTTCAAAAAATAAGTAACTGTTTGCTTATCGTCTACTTCCCAGACATCTAGTAAAGTTCCTAAAGCAGCTAAATCCTTTCCGAAATACGATCCACTCATTCCATCCCATCTATCGGGTAAAAGATCGTGTAATAAAAAAGCCACCTGAACTTCAAAGGGAAAGTCCCCACGAGTTGGTGGCATTTCGTTCGGGTCAGGATCTATACCTTTTTGTTCACATATATCTAAGTATACGTCTAAAGATATTTGACCGTCTCTGTATGTTTCATCAAGTAGTTCTAAAACTTTTTCTACTTGACTCGAGTAAAATTTTCTAGATCACCTGTTACTTCTGTAACCCAAGTGTCGAAATCTGCTGCATTCTTCATGAGAGTTTCGGCATTTTCTTGAGAAAATAAAAGTTCATCTTCGGGATCAAGACTACTAATGTCCACCAATAGAAGCTCTTCGAGGTAAGAATATTTTAAGCCTTTCCATCCCTTAATTACAGCTTTTACATACTCTACTAAAAATTTATCTTCATCTAATTGTTCATCAAAAGCTCTTGTTTTACGGTTAAACTTTTGGGATAGACAACGATTTCGTAGTTTTAATAGTTCTTCTCTTGCTAAATAGCAAAGGTCGACTGAAAACCCGGGCATTCCTGGGTAATCAACTGAAACTGTTTTACTTGGAGTTAATAAACTCGCTAATGATACTGATTTGTTTTCTTGTTCTGTCATTCTATTTCCTGGTTAAAAGAGGGAGGGTTTCCCCTCCCGCTAAAGTTAAGTTACGTCTGGTCCTACAAAGTCAATTGTGTATTCATCTGTAGCATCTACAGAACTTGGTAAGCCATGGAAATTTACTTCCAAACTTACAATATCATCAATTGAATGTGTTGGTACCTCTAGATGGGCTGTATCTACATTGATAACCATTCTAGGAGTATTACTTGAACCACCAACTGAAAAAGCTAAGTCAAACGAGTTGGTAATTGTTGTTGTTGCCTCAATAAGATCTTCAAACAAGTCAGCACTTGATGCACCGCTTGAAGGAGTATTCAAATAACAAGTAAAGTTACCTGAAATAGACCTTGTTCCTGTAACATGACCAAGAGGCTGGTTAATTAATCCAAGAGTTTCTGGAGTTAAGTAAGTCATGTTATTTGAAATAGTAACATTACCACCTGTTAAAGTACTGGTATATACACCATCACTAGAAGCACCTGGGAACGTTGATGTATCCGCAGCTGTAATAGCAAGGTCTGTTAATCTATTTCTAATGAAGTTGTTTGTGTCAGCTGCTGCTGTACCTTCATAAATTGTTGCTGTTGACATTGAACTTTCTTCTGTAATAATTGAAGCA